CGAGAACCAAGGGGTTCCGATTCAAGTCGGTTCACCTTTCTTGGCTTGAAGATTGCCACACATTAAGAATTCGCCCTATGCCCGGGCTCGTCGGTGTTCAGTGCACTTCAGCTGTCACCTCAGTGGGGATCGCGCATTCAGTCTTTTCAGCTTGGGTATTCGTCTACATTAACGTCCTCGTCCAAGTTTACTCAGGATCTCTCGCATCGCAGTCGTCACGCCCCATTCCTATGCTATGACAAACTCCACCTAAACTACACGCCTACTCGCACCACGTCCTGCAAGACGATACACTCAACTTGATTTTGCTAAGCCAGGCTAATCATAAACCCCGGGTCATGCCCTCATCTCCAGCGCGGAGTTAACTTAAAACGACTAGCGCCAACGTGCGCGTAGCCGAGTGGTCACATCAACTGCAAGATCGCAGTTCCGAAGACAGATCTTCCCCGGAGCGGGCTCATCTCCAACAAGCTCGCCGATGTTGTCGTAAATGACATCCGTGGATAATGCAACAGGTTGATCGCCCTGGCACGGCATGACATAGTTTGTCCAGTAATCTTGCCACTCCTGAGGCATACAAGACAAATCGCCCAACACAATAGGTGACAAATCAGACTTAGCGTCCAATAACGCTTCAATCCGTAACTGATCTGCTACCGACACCGAAAAATTTGATTCAACGAGATCACGCGCGGATTGCGTGATTTCTCGTACCATGATCTTAGTTCGGTTCTCGAGAGCGTCTAACAACTGCTCACGCTCCCACGCGTTCAACCGTTTCGAATTCAGAAGACGGGAAAGATCTACGTGGGGAGTCATGCGCAAACCATATTGCGCAAGACTCTGAACAATCGGACACCCAGGGTACTGGTGTGCGAACGACAGCGACTTTGCTCGAAGCAGTTCTAAAAGTCGCGCGTGACCGCATCGGGTGTAAAAGGGACCGGCCCACCCGAAATCTGCGAGGACCTCTCGCGGATCTGTAACGATCACTAAGCTGGTCGGGTCGAAT